CTGCAGTGTTATTTTCTGTAAAAAAGTTCTCAGGGAATTGAAGTTTTTGCTTCTCATGAGGAGCTCCGTCTGGGTCCATAAGAGTATTTTTCCTTCCAGTATTCATCGCCTGCTTTCGCTTTTCTGCGTTCTGGTTCTTAGCAGCTAAAGCTTGAGAAGTTATTTCTGGTATATTAGATGTTCTAATACCTGTAGCTCCTGTAAGAAGATCAGAAAGTCCGTCTGATATTCGTTGATCAAATGAGTTTGAGAAACTTCCACCCTTTCCCATCTTCTTGCTTAGACTACCTAAAGCTGAGTTTAGATCACCCGACATAGAACCTACATAGTTCTTTACACCCTTTTTTAGTTTTTTTAATAGTGCCATTGATTTAATTCCATATATACTTTATAGTTATTTATGTCTTATAAAGGAAAGTTTAGACCGAAGAATCCAAATAAGTATAAAGGAAACCCTAGTAACATTATTTATCGTTCTCTTTTAGAGCGAAGATTCATGGTTTATCTAGACAATAATCCTTCTGTGCTTAAATGGAGTTCAGAAGAAATCATTATACCCTATGTATCTCCGGTAGACAATCGTGTGCATAGATACTTTCCTGACTTCTATATGAAGTATAAAAACAAAGAAAACATGATAGTAGAAGAACTAATAGAGGTAAAACCTTTTTCACAATGTTCTCCTCCAAACCCTAAAAAGAAACTTACAAAGACTGGTCGAACCTCTAAGCGTTATCTTAAAGAAGTGCAAACTTATATAGTAAATGAAGCTAAATGGTCTCAAGCTATGTCATTCTGTAAGGATCGTAAGTGGAATTGGAGAATTCTTACAGAAAAGGACATTAACATCTATTAAGTGACATAAATACTTTATTAACATTATGATTTTATATCATGAATAACTAATATAAAAAGGAGTAATATATGAAAAAGATATTAGTATTATTATCGACTTTTTCTATAATGTTTCTAGGAGCTTCTGAGGCTCGTGAGTATCAATCTCATGGACTTAGTGGGTTATCTGGAGAATATGGAGTAAGCTCGGATTATATTTGGAGAGGGTTATCACAATCTGATGGTAAACCTTCAGTTTATGCTTGTGCAGATCAGGGACTAGGCAAAGGTTTCTATGTCGGTGGTTGTGCAAGTTCTATTGACTTTAATAATGACTCAAAGGTCGAACTCGATCTTTATGGTGGTTATAGTTTATCAAAGGGAAAATTTTCAATGGATTTAGGATATATATCTTATAGATATCCAAAAGAAGATTCTATGAACTTTGAAGAAAAATATATAGTGCTTGGATATGACGCACTTAGTGTTGGTCATGCTTCAGGTCAAGATACAGCCGGAGACTATGATTGGGTAGATTTAAAAGTCCCATTCATTAAATTCGCTGATGTCACATTACACTATGGAGATTATGAAGGTGTTAAAGATAAAAGTATCAATATTGAATACTCTTTATCAGACGCAATGAGTCTTGGATTATTAGTACAATCTAATGTTAGAGATGATCATGTAGATATCGGCGATGCCGTATCGGTTCATTTCAAAACAAAATTCTAGGACAATTAAAATGGCTGGGAGACTATTCGACAAACTTGAACAAGAAGCGTTCAGAGCTGGTATAGCCGCTCGAACAAAAGCTTCAATGGAATGGTTTCGTTCCACAGTAAGTAATAGGAAAGTCTCCCGAGCTGCTTTAATAGCAGACGGTCCAACTAGGACACGACAAGTATATGGAAGCATGTATAACTTCCAATACGACCCAAAAACAAAAACAACATTACCATATTATGATAGGTTTCCATTATGCATTCCTATTCAGAGAGCCAAAGGTGGTTTTCATGGACTTAATTTACATTACTTACACCCTTTAATTAGAGCACAGTTTTTAGACGAATTGTATGACATAACAAATAATGATAAATATGATAAGACAACAAAAATGAAAGTAACTTACGATTTATTAAAGAGTTCATCAAAGATGAGATTCTTTAAACCATGTTTTAAACATTATTTAAGTGGTTTTATAAAGTCACCATTATTATTAATAGAACCAGCCGATTGGGAGATCGCTATTTTCTTACCAACAGAATCATTTAGAAAAGTAGGTAAAGATACAGTATGGGCAGATAGTAGGAGTAAATTTTAATGCACATTAATAGATGGATAAAAAGTCAACTAGATTCTATGTCTAGAACAGATAGATTTAGTGTTGAAATTTTCCAACCCAATATAAATTTGAGAGTAAGAGGTCTTAGATGCACCGCTGTAAATATACCTATGAAAACTATGAAAGTTTCTAGACAAAGTTTCGGTGGTGGAACACCAGAAGCACCTTATGTTACAGGCGTAGAATATGAAAATGATGTCACTTGTTCATTCATGTTAGATTCAACTTATGAAGATAAACAGAAGTTCGAACTATGGCAAAGTTATATGTATGACGATGCATATAATCTACAATATCCAGATCAGTATTATGGATCAGTTGTGATATCACAATTAGCTGTTGATAACCAACCAGTCTATACAGTAAAATTACACGATGCTTTTCCATCAGTAGTTGGTGGTGTTAGCTTTACAGCAGAAGCGGGAGTTCAATCATTTGATGTAACATTTAATTATAGAACTTGGTCTTCTGAATTTGAGAACTCACCTAGTGGATTACTTGGTGGTTTATTTAATAAATATAAGAGAAAACTTAAATCTAAGGTAAGAACAAAAGTAAGTGACAAATTGTTCGGATAACCGGACTAAATAGTTATATAATATTATGAGGAAATAAATTATGGCGTTACCAAAACTTGAAACATCAAAGCACAGTTGTGTTTTACCCTCATCAGGAGAAACAGTTCATTATAGACCGTTTCTTGTTGGTGAACAAAAAGTGTTATTAGTAGCACAAGAATCAGAAAATACTAACGAACAAGTTGGTGAGATGATTCGATTAATTAATATATGTTGTGATGATGTAGATGCTAGTGAATTAGCAACTATTGATTTAGAATATTTATTTTTACAATTAAGAATTAAATCAGTTGGTGAAACAGCTGATGTGCAAATGGAATGTAAGAGTTGTAAGGAACTTGTTAAAGTTTCAGTAGAACTTGAAAAGACCATTGTGCAGGAACCTGAGAAAGTAATAGATAATGTAGTTAATATTACACCGTCTATCGCTCTCGATTTAAGAGTGCCGAGTTATAAAATTGTTAATTCAGTAAACTTACAGAATCCAGAAGATCCGAAAGTAATTTTTGAAGTTATAACTAAATGTATTAATTCAATTATTGACGGAGATGAAATTCATACAAGAGATGATTTCACAGATAAAGAGTTAATGAGTTTCTTAGATAGCATGTCAATGGATATGTTTGATAAGGTTCAAGAATTCTTTACTAATGTTAAGACACTAAGAATTAGTGGGACTTATGATTGTGAAAAATGTAGTGAGACTAGTTCATACGAATTAGTAGGTGTCGGAAATTTTTTCGGCTAGCCCTCTCTCATGACAGCCTATATAATTTAATTCATACAAACTTCGGTTTGATGCAACATCATAAGTATAGTTTAACAGAACTAAACAATATGATACCTTGGGAGAGGGAAGTATATGTTCAACTTCTAATGAAATGGTTAGAAGAAGAAGAACAAAGACAAAAAGCTCAAGAAGCTAAAATGAGGAAATAAAATGGCTAGAGAAGATCAATTTCAGGGAGATATGTCCCGAAATGAAGTAGAGATCGATTTGAAAAAATTTATGTCTATGGTTTCTGAAATAGGGGAACTAAAACAAGAAATATTTGAATTAACAAATGACGATAGAAAGAATCCTTGGCAAAAATGGATATTCTTCGCTAAGATGGTAGATGCTTGGAGAGTAATACCAAGACTATTCTTAGGAGTATATGTTTATCTATTATACTTTGCTACATTCTGGTTTATGGATTTACCAGATCCTAGTATAGAACAATCAGGTCTTATCAGTATCTTAGTCGGTGCTGGAGCAGCTTGGT